ATGAACAATCACGAACTGACTTTTGGGAATTTTATTTCTCAGAAGAGAAAGGATTTAAGAATCACCTTAAAGGATATGGCGGACAGGCTTAATATTTCCTCACCGTATCTAAGCGATGTAGAGAAAGGAAAAAGAGATTCTTTTGACTTAGATAGGTTGAACCAAATTGCTAAAATATTAAACTTGGATGAAGAAGAATCATCCATTATGATGGATTTAGCTGGAAAGCAAAGAAATACGGTGGCACCTGATTTGCCAGAGTATATTTTAAAGACTAAAGGCTTAAGCGTAGCTTTGAGAAAGGCTAGAGACTTAGATGTTAAAGAAGAAGAGTGGATAAAATTCATTGAAGAAATTGAAAAAGAGAGGTAGGCATGTATCAATATAACTTCAACAAATCAAGTACAGGTGCTCCATTTATCACTTTAGATCAAATTGAATCACTGACCGAGCAAATCCTCAATAAATATTGTCCTTCTGCAATTGAAAATTTTGAAGCAGTAGATATTGAGGGACTGGCAGAATTTGATTTAGGGTTTAATGTTGAATATGCCTACTTATCTCATAACGGATGCTATGCAGGGATGATGGTCTTTAATGATGACCAAGTAATACGAACAATGAAAAGCCTGATGCCAAATGTTGAAACTGGACAATGGGAACTAGAATATCTTACAGATAGAGCCAATACTATTCTAATAGATAAGCAATTAGACAATCCAAGAGATAAAGGATTTAGAAGATTTACCCTAGCTCATGAATGTGGACATGGTGTAATTCATCCGTGTGTATTCTATAGAGATCCAAACCAACTATCTTTTTTTAATGAAGAAGAAAAGCCTGCTTCACTAGCTTGTCGAACTGGCGATGTTAAAAAGAAGAAAACTAAACGCTGGGGATTTATGGATACAATAGAATGGCAGGCGAATACATTTGCTTCTTGTCTTTTGATGAATAAAAAAGCGATTATAAAGTATTTATACTATCTAGGTTATGATAAGCATATTAAGGATGAGACTTATCTATTTGATTTCATCATGAAAGTATCAGAGCAATTCCAAGTATCAAAAACAGCAGCATTAGTTCGATTAAAAGTATTAGGCTATGCACCTAATGACTTTGAATTAACAAAAGAACTATATAACGAATTTAGTTTTTAAAATATAGCTTAGCTATATTTTTTTAAGAAAGAAATTAGCAAAGAAGCTAACAAGGAAAGATAAGGAGGTATTATGGAACAAATGGCATGTCCAGTCTGTAAAAAGAGATTTTTTGATGTATCAAGAATTCCTTTAGAGAAAATAGAGATAGCAGCAAAATGTCCACACTGTGGGAAAATCTCAACACTGGAAATATCAAACAAAAATAAGAAAAAACCATACCGAGCAAAGAAGTAAATGTAACTATCAAATAGCCGGATGAGTATTCAAAAGGAAACTCATCTGGCTATTTTTATATTAAGGAGGTGATCCTATAGAAATAAGAAACAAAGAAGGAAAAAGAGTCTGTGATATTAGTGAAGACAAGAAAAAGCTAACTATCAGACGAGGTAAAAGTACAACCATAGCCTATGTAGTTAAAGGCGAAATTAAAATTTTAAATAAGTAAAAGATATCCGCAAGAACGCTAGACGGCAGTCGGAAAACCAAACCATGGTTTTCTATTGCCGTCTTTTTTGTTTTTACGGATGGCCTTCTTGCGGATCTAGAGATTTTGCAAGGAGGCAAAAGATGGCAAAGAAAAGATATTTAGAAATAAATGGCAAAGAAATCGAAGTTAGTGAAGAAGTCTACAAAGAATATATGAAACCAATCTGGAGAGAAAAAAAGAGAATCCAAAGAGCTTACAAGAATTTAGAAGAACTACAAGATAAAGACAGAATTAAAACAGCGACTGAGAAAAATGGAAACTACGTCCAAGCAGGAAGTTTAGAAACAGGCTTTGTCGAAACAAAAGAATATGGTCTTCCCTTATCCCTTGATGTTGCTGAAGAGGAATACGACTTTGAAGTAACTAGCGTTAAAAATACTGAGGAAATAGTAACGTACAAACTTCTAGAAGAAGCATTCTTAGAAGTCATTAGTGAATTTTCTGAAAGAGATAAAAAAGTTCTAAAACTACTTTTTCTCTACGAAATGAAAGAAAGAGAAGTCGCAGAAGTAGTAGGAATATCCCAAAAAACAGTTAATAACATCAAAAATAAGCATTTACCAAAGATTCAAGAGAAATTGAGACCTTGGAAAAAATAATTACTCAAAAACTTACTAGATGTCCTAAGGAATATGAGGGAAGAAGTCTTACTCAAATACAAACAGGATGTCCTAAGAAGTATGAGGAGATACAACTTACTCAAAATGAAGGCAAATGTCCTAAGGAGTATGAGAGGAGAAATCTTACTCAAAAATTTAATGAATGTCCCAAGGAGTATGAAAGGAGGAACAAAGTGGACTTAGTAAAAAACGAACAGATGGCAGAAAGTTTAATAGCCATCTCAATTGTAGCTAAGAAGATAGCTAAGGAATTAATGCAACCAGAGAAAGGAGAAAAAAGTGTCAAGAATAAAGCTACTAATGGAAATCAAAGAAGATGCAGAGAATCTTGCATCTAGTATAGGTGCCCTTCTCACAGCTTTAGAAAGTGATGAGGAACTACCTAAAGAAGAAAAGGTAAAACAAGAAGAAAAGACCTATGAGATTGAAGACGTTAGAAAGATACTAGCCGATAAATCAAGATTAGGCCATACAGCTAAGATAAGAGAACTCTTAGAAAAGTATGGAGCTAAAAAGTTATCTGAGATTGAACCAAGTAACTATGAAGACTTGATAGCAGATGTGGAGAAACTCTGATGGGCGATCACGCAATATTATCTGCATCAAGTAGTTCACGCTGGATTCACTGTCCGCCAAGCGTCAGGCTTTCTCAAAAATATGTAGATGAAGTTAGCTCTTATGCACTTGAAGGCACATCGGCTCATGCCTTAGCAGAATATAAACTAAAGAAGTTATTAGGTTTAGATACTAAAGACCCGACAGAGGATTTAGATTTTTATGATGAAGAAATGGATGAGCTAACTGAGGGATATGCTTCATATGTGACAGAAGTAATAAGTAGGTACGAAAGCCCAGCCGTCTTTGTGGAAGAAAGACTTGACCTATCAGACTATGTTAAGGAGTCTTTTGGTACAGCTGACTGTGTAGTTGTTGGAGTAAAAGACCTTCATGTAATTGACTTAAAGTATGGTCAGGGAGTTTTAGTAGATGCTAAAGATAATTCACAACTCATGTTATACGGACTTGGCGCATTAAGTCTCTTTGATGGAATTTATGATATTGAGGAAGTAATTCTTCATATCTATCAACCAAGAAGATGCAATATCTCAACTTATGAAATCAAGAAGATAGAACTTTATGAGTGGGGAGAAACCATACGAGAAATTGCTGAGAAAGCCTATAAAGGCGAGGGAGAATTTTCTTGTGGAGAATGGTGCATCTTCTGCAAAGCAAAGAATAAATGCAGGAAAAGAGCAGAAGAAAATCTAAAACTAGCACAAGATGAATTTACCCTACCACCAGAACTATCTGATGATGAAATTGAAGAGATTCTACCAAGACTAGATGAGCTCGAACAATGGGTCAAAGACATCAAGGCTTACGCTTTAGAAAGAGCCCTTAAAGGTCACAGGTGGAAGGACCTAAAACTTGTCGAAGGTAGGTCTAATCGAAGATACAGAAATGAAGATGAAGTTATTAAGAAAGTAAAAGAACTTGGATTCAATCCCTTTGAAGAAAAGTTACTTGGCATCACAGCTATGACTAAGTTACTAGGTAAGAAAGTCTTTGATGAAAATATTACAGACTTATTAGAAAAACCAAAAGGAAAGTTAACCTTAGTAAGCATTAGAGACAAACGAGAAGAAGTAAAAATTGACAATGTTAAAGAAGAATTTGGAGGATTTAATTATGCAAAATAAAACAAAAGTAATTACTGGAGAAGTTAGATTAAGCTATGCAAATGTTTGGGAACCAAAGTCAATCAATGGTGGTAAAGAAAGATACTCAGTATCTGTCATTATTCCAAAGAACGACCAAAAGACAATTGAAAAAATTGAAAAAGCAGTAGATGCTGCCATTGATGAAGGACTTTCTAAATTCAATGGAAAAAAACCTAATAAGAAAGCCATCAAACTTCCATTAAGAGATGGTGACACAGAAAAAGATGATGAGGCTTATGCAGATGCATACTTCTTAAATGCCAACTCTATGACAGCACCTCAAATTGTAGATAGAAACGTAGAACCTATTCTTGATAGAAGTGAAGTCTACTCAGGGGTTTATGCAAGGGTATCCCTTAACTTCTATGCCTACAATGTAAATGGTAATAAGGGCGTAGCGGTTGGGCTTGGAAATATTCAAAAACTAAGAGATGGACAACCTTTAGGAAATAGGTCTAATGCAGCAGATGACTTCGATGCTATGGACGATGATGACGAAGATTTCTTAGCATAGGAGGTAGAAATGGACTATTTAATTACAGCGATAGTTTTAGCTATTTGGTCCTTTTTATGGTATAAGCTTGGATTTTTACAAGCTCAGTTAAAAGAACTAGATAGAGATATCAGAAAAATAGAAAAACAAATAAAAGAAGATAGAAAAAATAATTTAGCAGAATTAACAAAGCTTAGTGATTGCTATGAAGAAATTGTCCATAGATCTTGAGACCTATTCTTCAGTTGATTTAGGCAAAAGTGGTGTATACAAATATGCCGAGAGTGAGGATTTTGAAATCCTCCTCTTTGCCTATTCTATTGATGATGGAGAAGTGCAGGTTTTAGATTTGGCAAGTGGAGAGATTATTCCTAAAGCAATATTATCAGCACTTAGTGATGAAAATATAGAAAAGTGGGCCTTTAATGCAAACTTTGAAAGGGTGTGCCTCTCAAGATTTCTTGGTGAAAGTCTAAATCCAAAAGGTTGGTACTGCACTATGATTTGGTCAGCTTATCTAGGGTTACCTCTATCGCTTGAAAAAGTCGGAGAGGTTTTAAAACTAGATAAGCAAAAGATGAATGAAGGCAAGGCTCTTATAAGATATTTTTCTATTCCCTGCAAACCTACTAAGACTAATGGTATGAGGACAAGAAATTTACCTCATCATGATTTAGAAAAGTGGTCTACCTTTAAGGAATATAACCAAAGAGATGTGGAAACAGAAATGGCTATTAAGAAAAATTATCAGCCTTCCCTATGCCTCAATCAGAATGGGAGAACTACTGGGTAGACCAAAACATCAATGACATAGGAATCTTAATTGATGAAGTTTTAGTTGACTCATCTATTAAATTTGATGAGATATTACGAGATGAAAACATGGATAGAGCCATAGGGTTAACTGGTCTAGAGAATCCAAATTCTCCCTTACAGCTAAAAGAATGGCTTAATAAAAAAGGCTTAGAGATAGATTCCTTAGCTAAGAAAGATGTAGAGTCTGCTCTTAAAAATGCTGAAGGAGATATTAAAGAAGTACTGGAACTTAGACAGGAATTATCTAAGTCTTCAGTTAGAAAATATGACGCTATGAAAAATGTAAAAGGAAAAGATAATCGAGCAAGGGGTCTAATCCAATTTTATGGAGCAAATCGTACAGGAAGATATTGTTTAACTGGAGATCACGAAGTTTTAACTGATAAAGGCTGGGTTAGACTTGATAAATGGAATGGAGGGAACATTGCTTGTTGGAATACCATAGGAGAAAAAATATCTTTTCAAAAGTCTGAAATGGTTAAGTTTCCATTCAGTGGACAAATGGTTTTCTATGAAGATAAAAGAATATCTCAAATAAGCACAACTGAACACAAGATGTATTTTAAAAATCATTATAAGAGTGAGTGGAGAGTTGGAGAAATATCCGAGATGCTAAATTATGCACATCCAGCTATTCCATTTACTGGATATAGACAAGTTCAGTTAAATTTAGATCATATTCAGCTTAGAGTTCTTATTATGATTCAAGCGGATGGACATTATACTGCAGAAGGAAATATAAAACTTTCTTTTTCAAAACTTAGAAAAGTTGAAAGATGTAAAAGTCTTTTGAGAAAAGCAGAAATTTGCTTTAATTTGAAAGAATACATGGATAAGTCAAAGAAAAGATATGTTTTTACTATCTACTCTAGACACCTACCTTTGTGGCTTAGAATGTTTGAAAACAAAACATTTGACACATGGCTATTTGATGAAAGTGCAGACGTGTTCTTTGATGAACTTGTTCATTGGGACGGATATCAAAGTGCTAAAAACAGCATTCAGTATTCTACAGTAAATAGGAAAAATGCAGATATAATACAGGCCTTTGCTCATCTAAGTGGTAGAGCATGTCAAATGAGTATAAAGAAAAGATCGCAAGTTCATAACAATTGGCAAGATGCATATATATTAGACATTTGGTTAAGACCTAAAAACGCACATCAAATACAAAGAAAAGCAAAGAAAATAGACTATACGGGAATGGTCTACTGTGCTATGACTCCAACAGGTTTCTTTTTAGTGAGGAGAAATGGAAGAGTATGGGTTACAGGAAATTCAGGACGTCTTATCCAGGTACAAAATTTGAGGAGAAATAACCTACAAGATTTAGACCTTGCAAGAAGTCTTGTAAGAAATAAAGAATACGAAAGCTTAGAAATGCTTTATGACTCACCATCCGATGTGTTATCCCAACTGATAAGAACAGCCTTTATTCCAAAAGAGGGATGCCGATTTATAGTTTCCGATTTTTCAGCAATTGAAGCAAGAGTTCTAGCTTGGCTTGCGGGAGAAGACTGGGTGCTTAATGCCTTTAAAAATGGAGAAGATATCTACTGCTCTACAGCAAGTCAGATGTTTGGTGTGCCTGTTGTAAAACATGGAGTAAATGGAGACTTAAGACAAAAAGGTAAGGTAGCAACGCTTGCTTGTGGTTATGGTGGCTCTGTGGGAGCGCTTAAAGCAATGGGTGGTATTGAGATGGGTTTATCTGAAGATGAAATTCAATCATTAGTTGATTCCTGGCGAGAGGCTAATCCAAATATAGTGAGTCTTTGGTGGGACATAGATTCAGTCGTAAAAAGGGTTGTAAAGACTAGAACTAAAGAAAAATATAAGAGCCTAGTTATTAGCTATGAAAAAGGCATTCTTTTTATACAACTACCCTCAAAAAGAAGACTTGCTTATCCAAAAGCAAAAATCGGGATGAATCGATTCGGTGGAGAGTCAATTGTCTATGAAGGAATCGTAGTAGGAAATAAGTGGGACAAGATAGAATCCTACGGAGGAAAATTTGTAGAAAATATAGTTCAAGCAATAGCCAGAGATATTTTAGCAGAGGCTATGATGAGACTTGAGAAAAAAGGATTTAATATCGTCATGCATATTCATGATGAAGTTGTAATAGAAAGTGATTCATCTAGTATCGAAGAAATAAATCAAATTATGTCTTTAGTTCCTAGTTGGGCACCTGGACTTATCTTAGATGCAGATGGATTTGAAAGTGAATTTTATAAGAAAGATTAATGGAGGTTTATTCATGTTTTATGTTAAAGAAAAAATAAATGATGTCATGGAAGTAAGCATTGAAATAAATGATGAGAATGTATTTTGCACCTGTCCAAAGTGCGGAAAAGAAGTTCGAGTCGATTTAGTTGAAGTATTGGAAGAGGGAGATTTAGTTTCTACCCAAGTTTGCTGTAATACTTGTAGTGAGACAATGAGGGATATTTATGAATAAAGAATTATACAACAGGAGTGGGTGCAAGGATCCCACTCCTTATCAAGCAATTAAAAATGCAGAGAAGAAATACTATCCCTTGGTATATATCTGCAGTCCATTTTCTGGAGATATTAAAAATAATGTAATCAAGGCACAGAAGTATTCTCGCTATGCTTTGGATAAAGGAAATATACCAATAGCACCGCATCTTTTATTTCCTCAGTTTATGAGTGATGAAAGTGAGAGAAGACTTGCCATGCATTTTAATTATGTCCTTCTTGGTAAATGTGAAGAAGTCTGGGTCTTTGGTGATCATATAAGTCCTGGAATGGCTGAAGAAATAAAGATTGCTGAGAATAGAAATATGAAAATCAAATATATAGGGGAGGTAGCCTAATTGAAGATATACACCTCAGACTTAATAGGAGTGGAGTCAAACTGTGTTTATCCAAATGAGGTTAATGCAGTTGATGTAAGGTCTTTTGAGAAAGCTGCAAGTTTTGACCATGTAATGGCTAAGTATAAAAATTCCTATCGATCCAACGATAATTTTATAGAGTCGGAATGTGTTCCCATGGATATAGACAACGACCATTCAGAAAATCCAGATGATTGGATTTCAGCTAATGATTTAAAGAGAATATTTGACGGAGTTAAATTTGCCATAGTTTATAGCAGAAACCATAGAAAAGAAAAAATGGAAAAGCTGCAAGACCAAGAATGCACATATATTTTCCAATTCCTAAGATCACAAATTTAGCTGAATATGTAGGAATAAAAGAAAGCTTGGCGGAGACTTATACTTTCTTTGATGGCAATGCCTTAGATGGAGCGAGGTTTTTCTTTGGAGTTAAGAATCCTGCTGTTGAAATAGTTAGGGGAAGGAAATATGTAACAGAAATTCTAAAAGATGACTTTGAAGACTTCGATAACTCTCAAGACTTAATTCAGCAAGGCTCTAGAAATTCAACTATGAACCATTTTGCTGGTAGGATTCTCATTCGATATGGAAAGACAGATGAGGCGAGAGCACTATTTGATAAAAAAGCTAGTCTTTGTTCACCACTACTCCCAGATGATGAACTGGAACAAATATGGAGGTCAGCTTGTAAATTCTATAAAAAGGTAGCAGCAAGTGAAGATTATGTACCACCTGAAGAATACAATGAAAGACATGAGGAATATAAGCCAGAGAAACTTACAGATATAGCAATGGCTGAAATCTTTACTAAGCATAACAAAGATAAAGCTATCTACACCATATCTCAAGGCTGGCTTTATTGGACGGGCAAGAAGTGGGAAGATTCTGAACTAAAAGTAATGAGTCTATATATGGAGACTGCCAAAAAAGTTTTAGAAAATGCAAGCATTGAATTTAAAGAGACCTATCAAGAATTAGCAGATGCTGAAATGATGGGAAATAAGGAAGAAAAAGTACAAGCAAAGTTAAAAGTAAATACTGCAAAAGCCTACCTTAATTTTGCTAAAAAGATGAACGACCACGGAAAAGTATCTGGAATATTAAAACTGGCTAAGTCTTTGTTAGAAGTTAAAAATGAAAAACTTGATGCAGATGCTTTTATATTAAATACACCTGTTGGAATTATTGATTTGAAAACAAGTGAAATAAAAGAGCATGACCCGTCTTACTATTGCACGAAGATGACTGCCCTAGCTCCAAGTAAGGATAATATGGATATGTGGATAGATACTTTAAGAGATGTAACTGGTGGAGATGATGAGTTTATTAATTTCTTAAAGTTCCATGCAGGGTCGACATTAATAGGTCATGTTTATGAAGAAGCACTCCTTATAGCTTATGGAGATGGAGGAAATGGGAAGTCTACAGTCTTTAATTCAGAGGCTCACGTTCTTGGAGACTATGCAGGTAAAATCCCAGCTGAGTCTTTAACAACAAGAGCAAAGAATGTGAAGGTTGATCTTGCAGAGTTATGTGGTAAGAGATTTATTCTAGCCTCTGAAACAGAAGAGGGTCAAAGACTGTCAAGTTCTATGTTGAAGCAGATAGCAAGTGTTGATGATATTTCAGCAGAAAGAAAATACTATGCACCCTTTTCATTTACGCCAACGCATTCTACTATTCTCTATACAAACCATCTACCAAAGGTGGGATCTAATGATCGAGGAACCTGGAGAAGAATTGTGGTGGCTCCATTTTCTGTTGCCATTAAAAATCCTAAGACAGACTATATAGATAAGCTTCTAGAAAAAGCAGGAGGAGCAATTCTACAGTGGATGATTGAAGGAGCAAAAGAATATATAGATGCAGGCTTTAAATATCCAAAGTGTAAAGTAGTAGATGATGCTAAAAGATCATATAAAGAAGAAAATGACTGGATAAACCATTTTATTTCAGATAAATGCATAAAAGGAACAAATTATAAAGAAATGAGTGCAAGGTTATATCAAGTTTATCGTGAGTGGGCTGGTTCAAATGGAGAATACATTAGGAATAATAGAGATTTTTCACGAGCCCTTATAGCAGAAGGTTATGAAAAGAAAAGGACGAATAGGGGAATTGAATGGGGTGGTATAACCATCAATGATTTAATGGAGTCGGAAGACGACTTTTTATAAATGCATCTTAGTGTAGCATTTATAGGCTAAATAAAGATGATTGTAGAGAAAAAAGTTTTTCTTAATTAATGAAAAATGTATACACTAAACTACAAAAAGACATGACTATTTACACTTGACTTAACAGTAAAATGGCTTAATATACGCATTTTGTATGGTGTGAATAGTTATAGCCTACTTTCTTTTATATATTATTTTTATTCTCTCGTGTAAAAGGTTTATATAAAGCTACACTATACAACACTTAAAAAAATGGAGGATTTATGAATTTCTATAACTACATGATGAAAAATCACTTAAATGAAAAGTCTCCAAGAGGAGATTTAGCAAGAGATATGAAGGAAGATAGAGACTTTCCTAAAAATAAAACAGGGAAATTTAAGAGCTGGAAAAGACTGATTAAAAATTATTTAGAAAGCCAGGGTGCTTGTTATGATTGTATGATGACTTTTGAAGAAGCGTGGAAGGAGTATGAAAATTGCGAGAGAAAGAGATTGAATCTGCCCTTGTTAAAAGAGTAAAAGAGAATAAAGGTCTTTGTCTTAAATTTACATCTCCATCAATGACGGGAATACCAGATAGGATAATACTTCTACCTAAAGGAAAGATAGGATTTGTTGAAACAAAAAGACCTGGAGGAGAACCAAGACCAATTCAGAAAAAAAGAATTAGGCAATTTAAAAACTTAGGTTTTAAAGTTTATGTTCTTGACACAAAAGAAAACATTGATGAAATAATAAAGAGGATTGGAGGTGACTAATTGGAATATACTCCACATAAATACCAAAACTATGCTACTGAATTTATAAAAGAAAATGAAGAGTCAGCACTTCTACTAGACATGGGACTCGGCAAGACGGTTATAAGCTTATCAGCTATAAAAGATTTACTCTTTGATTCTTTTGAAATTTCTAAAGTCCTAATAATAGCACCACTAAGAGTTGCTCGAGATACTTGGAAAGAAGAGATAGAAAAGTGGTCCCACCTTGATATCTTAAAATATTCAGTGGCCATAGGTAGTGAAAAAGAAAGAATAAAAGAATTAAATAAACAAGCGGACATTTATCTGATCAATAGGGAAAATGTAGATTGGCTAATAAATAAGAGTGAAATACCCTTTAACTACGACATGATCGTAATTGATGAACTATCATCTTTTAAGTCTCATAGGTCAAAGAGGTTTAAAGCTTTGATGAAAGTTAGACCAAAGGTAAAAAGAATAGTTGGTCTTACTGGAACTCCATCATCAAATGGCCTGATGGATTTGTGGGCTGAGTTTAGGCTGCTTGATCTGGGAGAGAGACTTGGAAGATTCATTGGTCAGTACAGGGAAATCTACTTCAAACCAGATAAGAGAAATGGACCAATCATATATTCATATAAACCACTGCCTTTTGCTGAAGATACAATCTATGAAAAGATATCAGATATCACAGTTTCTATGAAGGCTGAAGACTATCTAAAAATGCCAAAGAAGATAAACAATGAAGTCTTTGTAAATCTATCAGATAAAGAAAGAGGTATCTACGAAACCTTAAAAAAGACCTGGTCGTTAGTATTAAGGATAAAGATATAGATGCTGTTAATGCTGCAGCCCTTTCTAATAAGTTACTTCAAATGGCATCGGGTTCTGTATATGATGAAGATAAAAATATGATTCATATTCACGACAGAAAACTTGATGCCTTGGAAGATTTAATAGAGGGTGCAAATGGTAAACCTGTTCTGATAGCTTATTGGTATAAGTCAGATTTAAAAAGAATAAAAGACAAGTTTGATGTAAGAGAACTTAAGACAAGTGAGGACTTTAAAGAATGGAATCAAGGTAAGATTCCTGTAGCCATTATCCATCCAGCATCTGCTGGCCATGGACTTAACTTACAAGCTGGGGGTTCAACACTTATTTGGTTTTCTCTTACTTGGTCCTTAGAACTTTATGAACAAACCAATGCCAGACTATATAGACAAGGACAGAAAGAAACAGTTGTGATTCATCATATCCTAGCAAAGGAAACCATTGATGAAGATGTAATGAAAGCATTAGAAAATAAGAATAAAACACAAGCTGCACTTATAGATGCAGTAAAAGCAAATCTAGAGAGTTGATGTCATAGAATGTCACTAAGAACATTTGATAAGCTTAATATACGAGCAGGAGTTCTATGGAGAACTTACCTCAAAAACGTATGGAGGTAAGAAATGAATGCAAAAGAATATTTAAAACAAGCTTTTTATTTAGACAAGAGAATAAACTCAAAGCTGGAGCAAGTTGAATCACTCAACGCTCTAGCAACAAAAGCTACATCGACCTTATCAGATATGCCTAAGAGTCCTAATAGAGGATCATCAAAACTTGAAGATACTATCGTAAAGATCATAGACCTTCAAGAAGAAATAAATAGGGATATAGATAAGTTGGTGGATTTAAAGAAAGAAATCGTAAGAACAATAAAAAAGATTGAAGATAAAGAACTTCAAGTGGTTTTAGAAAAAAGATATCTTTGTTTTGAATCTTGGGAGAAGATAGCAGTTGAGATGAATTACTCAATTCAGCATATCTTTAGACTTCATAGTAATGCTTTGAAAAATATAGAGATATAAAAAATCGGGTGACGCATAAATGCATCACCCGCAAAACTTTCGTTTTCAATTCGTATTTTTATTATAGTACCAATTTTAAAACTTGTCCAGAATATCATGGTGTCCAATATCTAAAAGGAATATCAGCTCATTATTTTCATAGAACCAAATAATGCGAATATCCATGTTAACAGAAGACTCCCATATTCCATCTGTACCTTGTATTTTCTTAGTTCTTAAAGATGGATGGGTAGGATTTTCTACGAAAAATTTAAGTTTCTTTTTCGTTTGTTTCTTTTCAGTATCAGATAGTTTTTTGTAATGTTTTTTAAAGGCTTTCGAATAAGTAATTTTATAGGACATTACTTGTCTAACTCCTCGAATAGAGAGTCGATAGAATCAAAAACAGGTTGAGTCCCATTTTTTATAGATTCTTTAATTTCTTTTACTTCAGCTTTTAAATTTTTTATGACATGCTCTGGATAGATAGCAACTGGAACAAGTACAATTTTTCCATTATCTTCTATGACTTCAAATTGGTCACCTTGATTTAATTCCATAGAATTTACTATGTCTTTTGGGATAGTAACTTGTGATTTAGCTTTTAGTTCAACTAACATAACAAACCTCCTTAGTTAGAAATTCATACTTTCTAACTTAATTATATTTTCTTCTAAGAGAAAAGTCAAGTGGAGAGTAAAGTTGATAGAATGAGAGTAAGTAGTTGTAGTATAGTTAAAATAGCAAAAGAATAATTAAGAGAGCCTTGGAGATTTAATCTTCGAGGCTTTCTTTATGGAGTGATAAAGTGCCAAGAAAACCTAAGAGACCATGTTCTCATCCAGGTTGTCCTGAATTAGTTGATGGACGATTCTGTAAGAAACATGAGAAAGAATACAACAGAAACTATGAAAAATATAAAAGAGATCCTAAAACTCATAAGCGTTATGGAAAAGCATGGAGACTTATAAGAAAAAGATACGTATCAGAGCACCCACTCTGTGAGATGTGTTTAAAAGAAAATAGAATGACAAAGGTAGAGGAAGTACATCACATACTTCCTCTTTCTCGTGGAGGAACTAATGACGAAGATAATCTTATGAGCCTTTGTAAATCTTGTCACTCAAAAATTCATGCAAAGAGTGGAGATAGATTTGGAGGATAGTTTTCCGTGGGGAGGGGGAGTCGTTATCTTAAAAGCTGATTTCCCTACCAACGGTGCCGCCCTCTCACGCACAAAAAAACGGGTTCAAAGGGCCTATTAAAGAAAATAATAAACATAGGAGGTGATACTATCGCTAAGGACGGAACATATAGAGGTGGAAGAAGAGTAAAAGCAGGAGGGAAACCACAGCCTGCTGCTGAAAAAATAGAAAAAGGTAAAAAGTAGAAATACTAATGAATGATATTCCAACATTCACTCCAGAAGAAATAGATGCAGTTGACTTACCAGATGGAGCAGTTCTTGATGGAACAGATATGCCAACACCTAGTGATTATCTATCTGCAAAACAAAAGAACGGAATACCACTTGGCGCTGATGAAATATATAAAGAGACTTGGAGTTGGTTAAAGCAGAGAAATTGTGAGAACTTAGTAAATCCAAGATTATTAGAATCCTACTCCCAGGCTTTTGCAAGATACATTCAATGTGAAGAGGCAATAAGTCAATTTGGACTTTTAGGAAAGCATCCTACTACGGGAGGGGTTATTGCATCTCCATTTGTACAAATGTCTAGCCAGTTTCAAAAGACGGCCAATCTTCTATGGTACGAGATTTATGACATAGTTAAAGAAAACTGCACAGAAGTTTATGAAGACTATGGGGAAGATATGATGGAAAAATTACTAAGGAGTAGAAAGTAAGGTGATTAAATGTTTGAAAAAGTAAATCCAAAGCACCCTGACAAACAGGCAGATTGTATTGCAGGTGCAATTGTAGATTTAGCATATAAAGAAAAGGAAAATCCTAAAATAGCAGTCGAAGTTTTGCTGGGACATGGAAATTGTCATGTAATCATTGAGACAGACTGCAAGTTAAATAAAAAGAAATTGGATCAGCAATTAAGAGGATAGCAGGAGATGTCCGAGAAGATATTAAAATAGTAGAACAGGATATCCACCTATCAAATAATCAAAAAGAAAAGATAAGATGTGGTGACAATGGAATCTTTAAGGGAGTACCTACATCAGATGAAGAAAAGAAACTATCTTTAATTGCTCGTGAAATTTATTCTAATTATCCTTACGATGGAAAATACATTCTTGATGGAGATAAACTAATCATCTGCCAGTCAAATATATCTACAGAAATCTTAAAATCAATTTATCCAAAAGCTATCGTGAATCCACTTGGAGATTGGACTGGAGGATTTAATGTTGATACTGGAGCGACAAATAGAAAACTCGGCTCAGATATGGGACGAGCAGTAACGGGTGGAGGACTTCATGGTAAAGACCTATCCAAGGCTGATGTATCAGTTAATATTTATGCCCACCTAAAGGCACAAGAGGAAAATAGAGAGATTGAATTATCCTGTGCAATAGGAGATGAAACTGTAGATGGTAGACCATATTCTGAAATTGTAGAAATTGCTAGAAACTACATTAACTCTATCGGTGGTTTTGAAGAATGTGCTAAGTGGGGGCTAATATGATTACAACCAAAGAAATGAAATTAGTTGATATCGAAAAACTTGTTCCCTATGTAAATAATGCAAGAACTCACTCACAAGACCAGATTAATAAACTACGCTCATCAATCAGAGAGTTTGGTTTTATCAATCCTGTGATTATTGATAAGGACTACGGAGTTATTGCAGGCCATGGAAGAATTATGGCGGCAAAGGAAGAAGGGATAAAAGAAGTACCTTGTGTCTTTGCAGACCATCTAAACGAGGCACAGAAGAAAGCCTATATCTTAGCTGATAACAGAATGGCTCTTGATGCTGGATGGGATGAAGAACTATTGAGAGTTGAAATTGAATCCCTAGAAGATTATGGATTTAATGTAGAGCTTACAGGATTTTCAACTGAAGAATTATCTTCGCTCTTTGACCTTGGTGTAGAGGCTGAAGAAGATGACTTTGATGTTGAAGAAGAACTTAAAAAGCCTATTTTTTCCAAGGAAGGAGATATTTGGACTCTAGGTCGACATAAAGTTATCTGTGGAGATTCTACTCTATGGGATACTTTTGAAAAGTTACTAGGTGAAACTAAGGTCAATTTAGTATGTACCGATGCACCATATTTTGTTGATTTGAAAAACAAATCGGGAACAATCAAAAATGACAATCTTAATGATGAGGAAGCCTATGAATTTTTAATGAAGGTCTTCACAAATTTTAAAGAGGCAATGGCCAAAGATGCATCTATTTATGAATTCTATGCAACAATGAAAGCAAGAGTATTTTATGATGCCTTTGAAGATGCAGGTTTTAAAGTTGGTGCAGGACTTATTTGGAAAAAACCAAGAGCTCCTTTCATGAGAACAGATTGGAAATTTAATATGGAGCCTATTATCTTTGGTTGGAGAAAAGATGGAAAACATAACTGGTATGGAGATCAAAAGCAAACAGCAGTCTTTGAATTTGATGGAATTAAAGATTCTGAAAAAGAAGGATGTGGTCATCCATCATCAAAACCAGTACCACTTATTGCTTATTTAATAAAGCAATCAACTCAAACAAATGGCTTAGTCCTTGATGGATTTTTAGGAAGTGCATCTACATTAATTGCTTGTGAGAAGCTTAATCGAATCTGTTATGGAATAGAAATAGAACCTAAATTTGTTGATGTAGCAGTAAAAAGATATTTGAATTTAGTGGGTAGTGATGAAGAAATAAACTTATTAAGGGATGGAAAAGAGTATAAGTATGAAGATGTTATTAATCTGACTTGATATAAATCTTAGATTGAGTGATATATGTATGTGAGGTGATTAGATGATTTCAAGGGAAATTATACAAAAATTAAAAGAAACTTATCCTGTGGGTACAAGAGTAAAACTAATTCAAATGGAAGATGACGAGGCGCCTCCAGCTGGAACTTTAGGTACAGTTTATGGAGTGGATGCCATTGGATCAATCCTAGTAAAATGGGATAATGGGTCAATGCTAAATGTGATTTTTAGAGAAGATTTAATTGAAAAAATCTGAATAAACAGCCATTTTATAATAGTATATTGCTTGACTATTCCTCTATTGTACGGGAATATGTGTACAACAAAAGAGGAGGAACGAAAAATGAAAAAGATTGAACTTCTAGAAAATATAAAAGAAAAAGAAGAATTTGAAGAAAATAAAATCAGTTACAGATTTTATTGGGCATATAGGGAATCCCAAAGGATAGGTCGAGACATCATAAACTTTGATGACATTGGATTTGAAGACAATCACGAAGATATGATAGAGAATCTTGAAAGGTTTGGGATAGAAGAATTTACCATTTCCGACCAGTCAACAGGCCTTATGAAAGGGCTAAAAAGTTTTAAAAGAAGAGGTTATTTTCCTATAGACTTAATTGAAATAGATACAGGAAGGACTAATTGGAATTTCAAAGTAAGCAAAGAGGAAAAAGAGTATGAACCAGCCCTCATTTTCAAGAGAAATTAAGAATAAAAATAGAGAGTTAAGCAAGATGATTGCTTGACTTATCTCTCGTTGTACGGGAATATGTGTACAACAAAAGAAAAGGAGAGCATTACCATGAAAAAAGACCTTTTAGAAAGATTAGAAACAGAAGTTAAAGCTTGCAAAAGATACGCAGAAAACTCAATAAAAAACCAAAAGAGGGCAAGATTGGAGCAGCCATTAACCTTCTAGACATAGCAGGAACAGCAAAGAAATGTGCAGACCAAGTTCATGAAGAACTTTGGGAAGTATCAAAAGGAAATTTAACAGATGAAGAATTCCAACTTTTTACAGAATCAGAAACACTAGAAAGAGAACTAAAGAAAGCTTACAAAGAATTAAACATAGCAAGACAAAGATAAAAATAAAATTCCAAATAGAGTTTAGGCTCTATTTGTCGTGGTAGAAGTCACAATCAGGTGGCTATTTTTTATGCCTATTTTTCAAGGAAGGAGGTCAAATGAAATATAAACCAACAAAATTTATGCTACCTACATCTCACTATGATAAAAACAAGGCAGACTATGCTGTTACTTTTATAGAATGCCTTAAACACACAAAAGGTAGATGGGCAGGTAAAGATTTCAAGCTTATTGACTGGCAAGAAGAAATCATAAGAGACTTATTTGGAATTGTGAAAGATACAGGATATAGACAATTTAATACAGCCTATATTGAAATACCAAAGAAGATGGGAAAATCTGAACTTGCGGCTGCTGTAGCACTCCTCCTTACTTGTGGTGATGGAGAGGAAAGAGCAGAAGTTTATGGATGTGCTGCCGATAGACAACAAGCAACTATTGTCTTTGATGTTGCAGCTGATATGGTAAGGATGAGCCCAGCCCTATCTAAAAGAGTAAAAATTTTGGCATCTCAAAAGAGAATGATATATAAGCCGACCAATTCTTTCTATCAAGTTTTATCTGCAGAGGCTTATTCTAAACACGGATTTAATATCCATGGTGTAGTCTTTGACGAACTTCATACTCAGCCTAATAGAAAGTTATTTGATGTTATGACAAAAGGGTCTGGTGATGCAAGAACCCAACCCCTATATTTTCTTATAACAACTGCAGGAACAGATACAAAATCAATCTGCTATGAGACGCATCAAAAGGCAGTTGATATACTGGAAGGAAGAAAAACTGATCCAACTTTTTATCCTGTGATTTATGGAGCAGATAGAGAAGACGATTGGACAGATGAAAAAGTGTGGCATAAAGCAAATCCTTCTCTTGGAATTACAGTTCCTATAGAAAAAGTAAGACAAGCTTGTGAATCGGCTAAGCAAAATCCAACTGAAGAGAATGCTTTTAGACAACTAAGACTTAATCAATGGGTCAAACAATCAATTAGGTGGATGCCTATGGAAAAATGGGACCTCTGTAATTTTGCTGTTAATGAAGAAGAATTAAAAGGCAGAGTTTGTTATGGAGGTCTTGACCTATCAAGCACAACGGATATTACAGCCTTTGTTTTAGTCTTTCCTCCAATAGACGAAGATGATAAATATCAAATATTACCTTACTTTTGGTTACCAGAAGATAATCTTGACCTAAGAGTAAAAAGAGACCATGTGAACTACGACTTATGGAAAAAACAAGGCTATATTATGACAACAGAAGGTAATGTAGTCCACTATGGTTTTATAGAAAAATTTATAGAGGACTTAGGTGAGATATATAACATTAGAGAAATTGCCTTTGACAGGTGGGGAGCAGTTCAGATGGTTCAAAACTTAGAAGGCATGGGATTTACAGTTGTTCCTTTTGGTCAAGGATTTAAAGATATGTCTCCACCAACTAAAGAACTCATGAAACTAACCCTTGAAAGGAAAATAGCCCATGGAGGTCATCCAGTTCTAAGGTGGATGATGGATAATATTTTTATACGAACAGATCCTGCTGGAAACATTAAGGCAGACAAAGAAAAATCTACAGAAAAGATAGATGGAGTTATTGCTACAATAATGGCTCTTGATAGGGCTATAAGGTGTGGCAATGATACAAGTGAATCTGTTTATGATGATAGGGGATTGATTGTTTTTTAATCTCTCTTAGCATTATTCCTAAAACTGGTATATGCCGTTCCGATACTCTTGACATTATTCCGATGAAATAATATCATAAATTATGAATAGGAGGAGAGTTATGTTTACAGGAGTAAGCGAAATTGCAAAAAAATGGGGCATATCAGAAAGAAGAGTTAGAATTTTATGCAGTGAAGGAAGAATTCCCAATGCATATAAAGAAGGTAAGATATGGAAAATTCCATCCAATGCAATAAAGCCGACAGATGAAAGATTTACAAAACCTAAAACTCTTCTTCCAATAATTGATGAAAAATTAGCAAAATTAAACACATTAAGACCTCTTACAGAGGGAGAGGTCGCAAGGCTTTTAGAAGATTTCATGATTGAATACACATATAATACGAATGCGATTGAAGGAAACACTCTTACTTTAAGAGAAACAGATATGGTTCTTAGAGGGCTTACTATTGATAAAAAACCATTGAAAGATCATATAGAAGCGGTTTCTCATAAAGAAGCTTTTTACTTTGTTGTAGATTTAGTTAAAGAAAATAGAGAGTTGACAGAGAGTCTAATAAAGCAAATTCATTATCTTGTATTAGGAGATAAAAAAGAAGATAGGGGAGTTTACAGAAAAGTTCCTGTTCGTATAATGGGTGCAAGTCATGAACCTGTACAACCATATTTAATTGAGCCCAAAATGGAGGAACTCTTAATAAATTATAAAGCATCAAGTGAGCATATTATAACTAAACTTGCAAAATTTCATATAGAGTTCGAGGGGATTCATCCTTTTATTGATGGAAATGGAAGGACTGGCAGACTTTTAGTTAATCTCGAACTTATGAAAGAGGGTATTCCACCGATAGATATTAAATTTACCGACAGAATAAAATATTATGAGGCATTTGATGAATATCACGTAAAAAATAACTTGAGCGAAATGGAAAGCTTATTTGCGTCTTATGTTAATGAAAGATTAGATGAGTATCTAGGAATACTTGAAATAAAATAAATTATATTTAGCACTCTTTTAGATGGGTGCTATTTTTATGCCTAAATTTAGGAGGTGGTAATATAAACATTTTAGATTTAATATTCAAGTCGAGAGACAAACCTAAAGACGGGGAGAGGATATCTTCATCGTCTTTTTTATTTGGGAGATCAACAGCAGGAAGGAATGTCAACGAATTTACTGCTATGCAAATGACAGCAGTTTATTCATGTGTGAGAGTTCTTGCTGAAACCTTAGCAGGACTTCCTCTTCATCTATATAAAAGGGGAGATTCAAACTCAAAAGAAAAAGCTAAAGACCACGTCATATATTTTCTTTTACACGATGAGCCAAATACTGAAATGACTTCCTTTGTATTTAGAGAAACACTAATGACCCATCTTTTATTGTGGGGAAATGCCTATGCTCAGATAATTCGTAATGGAAGAAATGAGGTTATTGGTCTCTATCCACTAATGCCAAATAAAATGACTGTAATGCGAAGTGAAGATGGAGAAATCTTTTATAAATACAATCATAAATCAGAGGAAGTTTATCTTTTAAAAGAAGATGTTCTTCATATACCTGGACTTGGTTTTGATGGTCTTATTGGATACTCGCCAATTACCATGGCTAAAAATGCAATTGGTATGGCTATGGCTTGTGAAGATTATGGAGCGTCATTCTTCCAAAATGGAGCACAGCCAGGTGGAGTTTTAGAACACCCAGGTATTATCAAAGACCCAGAAAGAGTAAGGGAGTCTTGGAATGCAGCCTTTCAAGGGCCTAAGAACGCCAATAAAGTGGCTGTACTTGAAGAAGGGATGAAATACCAACCCATAGCAATAGCACCAAGTGAGGCCCAATTTTTGGAAACAAGAAAGTTTCAGTTAAATGAGATAGCAAGGATATTCAGAATACCACCTCATATGATTGGAGACTTGGAGAAGTCGTCATTTTCAAATATAGAACAGCAGTCACTTGAATTTGTTAAATACACTCTCGATCCTTGGATTGTTCGTTGGGAGCAATCCTTAGAAAGAGCACTACTAACAAAGAAAGAAAAAGAATCCTACTTTATTAAATTCAATCTTGATGGACTTCTAAGAGGAGACTATGAATCAAGAATGAATGGATATGCTGTAGGAAGACAGAATGGGTGGATGAGTGCAAATGACATAAGAGAATTAGAAAACCTAGATAGGATATCAACTGAAGAAGGTGGTGACTTATACCTTGTAAATGGAAATATGCTACCACTTGATAAGGCAGGGTCATTCTATGAGAGTAAAAGAAATGGAGGTAAAAATATCGAGAATGAACAAAATAAAATATTTTGGAACTGGAAAAAGGATTCAAATGAACTCTATATAGATGGAGTTATTGCAGAAGAGTCTTGGTTTGATGATGAAATCACACCAAGGCTCTTTTTTGAGGAATTGAAAAATAAAAGTGGAGACATAACTGTATGGATCAACTCTCCTGGTGGAGATTGTATAGCTGCATCGAGAATTTACACCATGCTTTTAGAACACAAGGGAAATGTGACCATTAAGATTGATGGGCTTGCAGCATCAGCAGCATCGGTTATTGCCATGGCAGGAACTGAAGTTTTGATGAGTCCAACATCATTAATGATGATTCACAACCCTTTAACTGTAGCTATTGGTGACTCAAAAGAAATGCAAAAAGCCATAGATATGTTAAAGGAAGTCAAGGAATCAATCATCAATGCCTATGAGATTAAGACAGGTTTATCCAGAGAAGAGATTTCTAATCTAATGGATGGAGAGACTTGGTTTGATAAGAACAAGGCTATTGAGATGGGCTTTTGTGATGGAACTCTCACTGACAAAAGAAAAGATGAAAAAGTCACTAATATGGTTTTTTCAAGACGAGCAGTTACAAACTCACTTTTAACAAAGATAAATAAAGAAGTAAAGACTCACTCAATGAGTGAGGTAGAAGAAAGATTAAACAAAATTAAAAACACTTGGAGGTAATTATGAATTTAAAAGAACTTTTAGAAAAGAGAACTAAGGCTTGGGATGAGGCAAAGGCATTTGCTGAATCTAAGAAAGATGAAAAGGGTCTAATGTCTGATGAAGACTTTAAGACATATGAAGAGATGGAGAGAACTATCGAGAATTATACTCGTGAAATTGAAAGAAAGAAGAGGGAAGAAGAAATGGATAAATCTTTAGAAAAACCTACAACTCAAGCACTAACAAATGAACCTGCTATTTTTACTGAAGAAGAAAAACCAATGAGAGCAAGAAATGTCTATAAGAAGTCTATGATGAAAGCATTAAGAACTAACTTCAGAGATATTTCCAATGAATTAAAAGTTGGTACAGATGAAAGTGGTGGATATTTAGTTCCAGAAGAAATGGAAACAGATATTGTAAATGGACTTGAAGATGAAAATATTGTAAGAAAACTAGCTACAAAAGTTCAAACTTCAGGACTTCATAAAATCAACATTGCAGCTACAAAGCCAGCAGCCCTATGGGTTGAAGAAGGTGGTCAACTTACCTTTGGAGACGGCACTTTCGATCAAGTATCTCTTGATGCACATAAACTCCATGTTGGCATTAAAGTTACTGAAGAACTTCTATATGATGCAGCCTTTAATTTAGAAAAATATATCACTGAAGAATTTACTAGAGCACTAGCAAATGCTGAAGAGGATGCCTTCTTAAATGGTGATGGAGTAAATAAGCCTACAGGAATTTTTGATTCTAAAAAGGGTGGAGAACTTGGTGTGACAACAAAGGCTCAAACAATTACTGCAGATGAACTCATTGATTTAGTTTACTCTTTAGACAGACCTTATAGAAAGAGAGCAGCTTTCATTTTAAATGATGCAACAGTTGCTCAGATTAGAAAGCTTAAAGATGTTAATGGTGCATATATTTGGCAACCATCACTTAAGGATGGAGAACCAGATAGACTTTTAGGATATCCTGCTTATACATCTGCCTTTGCTCCAAAAGCTGATAAAGGAAAACTTGCAGTGGCCTTTGGCGATTTTTCTTATTACAAGATTGGAGATAGAGGGAATAGATCTTTCCAAGACTTAAAGGAACTATTTGCTGGAAATGGTATGGTCGGTTTCTTAGGAAAAGAAAGAGTAGATGGCATCTTAGTTTTAAGAGAAGCAGTTAAACTATTAAAAATCGGTGCTACTGCCTAAGGAGTAAATTATGATTACTCTTGAGGAGGCAAAGTCCTATTTAAGGGTGGATTTTGATGATGAGGATGAGATGATTGAATCTCTCATCCAATCATCAATAAAGCACTCCATGGATGTAGCCAGGGTTGATAGTGAAGAAGACCTTTCTAAAAATCCAAATGGAAAGATAGCAGTCCTCTATATGATCGCTTATCTTTATGAACATAGAGAAGAGGCAGATTATTCTGAATTAAACTTAACTCTAAGGGCTTTATTGTTTGGAATGAGAAAGGCTGAGTTCTAATGAAGATATCGGATTTAAACAGAAAAATAACCTTTCAAAATAAAAATGTTGAGGTAGATGAAATTGGTAACCATAAATCAGTATGGACAGACTATCTAAAAACTTCAGCCTATATATCTTTTCAAGGTAAAGGCGAAGAAGTTTTTCTAGGGATGGAAGTAGACAGGTCAGATATTTCTTTTACTGTAAGATTTCAAAATAGTCTGAAGAACATTAATACTTCAGATTACAGAATTCTATTTGATGATGAAAAGTACAATATCATCTCAATTGACTTTATGAACTACAAAAACAGATTTATAAAGTTTAGGTGTAGGAAGGTGAGTAGATGAATGTAAAAATTGAAAACCTAGCCAGTGAAATAATGAAGGGCTTAGAAGAATATTCTGATATGGCAACAGATGAAGTCAAAAAGGAAGTCAAAAAAGCTGGTAGCAATATTAGAAAAGACATACAAGAAAATGCACCTGTAGGAGAAACAAAGAAATATTCTAAATCTTGGTCTGTCAAAACTATGAAAGAAACTTCAAATTCAATAGAACTAGTAGTTCACTCAAGGAATAGATACCAACTGGCTCATTTACTTGAAAAAGGTCATGTTCTTAGACAAGGAGGAAGAGTATCTGCTAAACCACACATTGGACCAGCTGAAGAGAAGGGAGTCAGAGAATTGGAAGAAAATATTATGAGGAAATTACAAGATGCACCCTCCCGATGAAAGAATACGAAATCAAAGATTTCTATCTTTCTATCGTAGGGCACGAGAACATTTTTCCATGATTAGAATTTGGAGGAAGAAAAATGGATAGGTTATTAAAGATAATTGAAAAGATAGGACTTCCTTTTGCATACTCCCACTTTGCTGAAGGAGAAAGTCCAGATCCACCATTTATGGTCTATCTATTTCCAAAGAATAAGCACTTTGGTGCAGACGGAGTGGTTTTCTATAAAAACACCCAAATAGACTTAGAACTTTATACTGATAAGAAAGATTTAAAACTAGAAGAAAAAATAGAAGAGATACTTGATAGGGAAAAGATCTATTATGAAAAATCTGAAGTTTGGATTGAATCAGAAAGACTTTATGAAGTTCTCTATGAATTTACTATGGAGGTAAAAAATGGCCAATAAAGTTAAATTTAATATTTGTAACGTACACTACGCTCTCTTTGATAAAGCCGAAGAGGGCGTTATTAAATATAAGACACCAGTGCCAATGCCTGGTGCTGTTTCAATTTCATTAGATCCAAATGGAGAGCCTGAAAGCTTTTATGCAGATGGAATTGAATATTACACTATTTCAAACAATATGGGATATGATGGAGATTTAGAAATCGCCCTTATTCCAGAATCCTTTAGGACGGATGTTTTGATGGAAAAATCAGATTCAAATAAAGTTCTAATTGAGTCCTCAAATTCTGAAACTGCAAACTTTGCACTGTTATTTGAGTTTGATGGTGACCAGAAGAAAATCCGTCATGTCATGTATAACTGCTCAGCAGCAAGACCTACTCTCGAAGGAGAAACCAATGAAGAATCAAGAGAAGTTCAACCAGAAACCTTATCTATCCAAGCAAGACCACTTCCTAATGGAAATGTAAAGGCTAGAACAGGTGAAGAGACTACGAAGGAAACTTATGATGGTTGGTACAAGTCAGTCTATATGCCAACAGAAACTACAGTAACACCTTCAAGAGCAAGTGTTGGAGGTAAATAGATATGGCACTAACAAAGAAAATTCAAATTGACGAACAAGATGTTATTTTTCGTGCCTCAGCAGCTATTCCAAGAATTTATAGATTGAAATTTGGTCGAGATATTTTCAAAGACTTGATGGAATTAGAAAAGTCCATGAAGAAAAACGATGAAGATAAATCTAATCTAGATATAGGTTCATTAGAACTATTTGAAAATATAGCCTATGTAATGGCAAAGCATGGAGATAAATCTGTGCCAGATAGTCCAGAAGAATGGTTAGATAATTTCTCAACCTTTTCCATTTATCAAATTCTGCCACAGCTAATTGAATTATGGGGGCTTAACATAAAGTCGGAAGAAGTTCCTAAAAAAAGTAAGACCAACAGAAAGACCAATGACTACACCCTTGTTTCTATTGAGGGCAGTAGAACTTGGTCTTTCTGTTTCTGATTTATCTCTACTAACAATTGGACTTGTAAATGATATGTTCACAGAAAAGAATAATGACGACTATAAATACAAAGAAGTAGCTACGCAAGAAGACTTTGATAAATTTTAATCTTCAAGCTTAGCTACTCTTTTTTCAGCATCTTCATAGACTTTGGATTCCGCTCTTGCACCGATAATAATGACAAGAACTTCATCATCTGATTTTTCCAATTTATAAACGATCCTAAGACCTGAACTCTTAAGTTTAATTTTCATAAGACCAGCAAGCTTAGAATCAGAAAGGTTAGAAAGAGGCTTGCCATACCCACCTTCAGTATTAGGAAGAGGATTTATTAAGATCCTCTTAAGTGCTTTATCGACAATTTTTCTTTGAGATCTATCTAAGGCTTTATAGTCTTGGATGGCTTCTTTTATAAAGGATAGTTTATAGTTCATTCGATTTCGTCCTCATCAAGAGGAGAGACTTCATTTAAATTGATATGAAAGGCTTCTTCAAATTCATCTTGAGAAATTAAATCGGATTTATCCATTGATGACATCCTTGTATTGGCAAGCATAAGATCTCTTGCATCTTCGAGCTCATCAATGAGTTTCGTATATTCATCAGGGGAAACAAGAATGCACTCAGGAGTGTTGTTCTTTAATACGACCTTAGAACCGTTCACTTTGACATCATCGAAAATACGTCCAGCTAGGCCTCGATTAAATTCAGAAATGGATACAGTCTTATTGGATAATTCTTTTACAAAATTCATACTTATCACCTCAAGATAAGTATAGCAAAAATTGATAAAAATATCAATAAAAATACTGATAAATATATCTCTAAAGAGGAGGTGAGATATTGGCAAATAGAATAAAAGGGATAACTGTTGAGATTGGTGGAGATACTACCAAATTACAGACTGCACTAAAACAAGTAAATACAGAGATTAAGCATACTCAATCAGAACTTCGTGATGTTAACAAACTTCTTAAACTTGATCCTGGCAACACTGAACTCATCTCACAAAAGCATAAGCTATTAGGACAGACATTAGAAGAGACAAAGAATAAATTAACATCTTTAAAAGAGGCACAAAAACAAGCTGAACAGGCTCTTGCAGAGGGTAAAATTTCCCAAGAGCAATATGATGCTCTTAAACGAGAGATTATTGAAACAGAACAAGCCCTTAAATCTCTAGAAAGGCAAGGGGCAACCACAAATCAGACTCTTCAAAACATAGCTATTACTGGAGAAAAATGGCAAAACACAGGGCAAAATATAGAAAACGTGGGAAGAAAAATGATGCCAGTATCTCTTGCAGTAGCAGGTCTTGGGGTAGCAGCTGTAAAAACTGCATCAGATTTTGATTCGGGCATGTCCAAGGTAAAAGCGGTATCTGGTGCAACGGGGTCCGACTTTGATGCCTTAAGGGAAAAGGCTCGTGAAATGGGAGCCAAGACCAAGTTTTCAGCATCTGAAGCGGCAGAGGCTATGAACTACATGGCCATGGCTGGTTGGAAAAGTAAAGATATGATTAGTGGTATTGAAGGAGTCATGAACCTTGCTGCAGCTAGTGGTGAGGATCTAGCTACCACTTCAGATATCGTTACAGATGCCCTTACAGCCTTTGGTTTAAAAGCTGAAGACTCTTCTCACTTTGCTGATGTTCTTGCTGCTGCATCATCCAATGCCAATACCAATGTTTCATTAATGGGTGAAACCTTTAAATATGCTGCACCTATTGCTGGGACACTTGGCTATTCAGTTGAAGATACAGCAGTAGCTATAGGTTTAATGGCTAATGCAGGAATAAAAGGTTCACAAGCAGGGACAGCTTTAAGGTCTGGGCTAACAAGACTCGAATCACCAACTAAAGAAGTTATTAATGGAATGTCCATGTTAGGCTTATCTATTGAAGATGTACAGGGTCTTTCGCTTGATGAGACTTTAAGTACCTTTAGAGTTGCCTTTGCCAATTTAGATGGGACTCAAAAAGCACAAGCGGCATCCATGATATTTGGTAAAAATGCCATGTCTGGAATGTTGGCAATCATAAATGCTAGTGAAAAAGACTACAACAGTTTAAGTGATGCCATCTATAATGCAGATGGAACAGCAGAAAAAATGGCTGCTACTATGCAGGATAACCTAGCTGGTCAATTAAAGATTTTACAATCTGCCTTAGAAGAATTAGCTATATCCTTTGGAGAACTTTTAATGCCTGCTGTTAGAAAAGCAGTAGATATATTAACAAAACTGGTAAATGGACTTAATGCACTTCCAGGTCCAGTAAAAGGTATTATTGCAGGTATCGGTCTTTTTATAGCTGCTCTTGGACCTGTACTTATGATTGTAGGAAAACTTATCTGGTCAATAGGAACTATTATGACCAAAGGACCTCTAATAGTAGGAGGAATAACTAAGATAGTTGGAATATTTACAGGTACACTTATACCAGCAATCACTGCAGTAGTATCAGCCATTGGTATAGTTCCTATTGCTATTGGTGCAGTAATAGCTGGTCTTGTTCTTTTATGGAAGAAGTGTGACTGGTTTAGAGAAGGGGTCATCTCCATATGGGAAACTATTAAGGAATCAACTGTTGCTATTTGGAATGGAATAAAAGAATTCTTCGTAAACCTCTGGCAAGGAATATCAGAATCCTGGACAAGCACTTGGACTGAAATCACAAGTTTTCTATCAGAATTCTGGTCTGGATTTATTGAAGGTGTTAAGACTACTTGGAAAGGCATCAAGGACTTCTTTGCCAACCTATGGAATGGGCTTTCTGAAGGATGGAATACTATCTGGACATCTATAACAACTTTTCTAACTGAATCTTGGAATACCTTTATTGAGGGAGCCAAGAGTTTATGGCAAAGCTTAGGAGAATTCTTTACAAGCCTCTGGACGGGAATTCAAAATACTTTTACTAATATATGGACAGCTATTTCAACTACAACGACAGAAGTATTTACAGCAGTTGGAGAGTTTATAAAAACTACTTGGGAAGGTATTAAGACTTTAATTTTAACAGTTCTTGATGCTATAAAGGTAAAAGTTGAGACCATTTGGAATGGACTAAAAGAGTTTTTAACAACAGTCATTACTGCAATCGGAGAATTTATTTCTACATCCTGGACCAATATAAAAACGACTATTGAAACTATCTTGACTTCTATTAAGACAGTCCTTGAATCAATCTGGAATGGGATAAAGACCTTTATCTCATCAACAATGAATAATATTAAATCCTTTGTTTCATCTGCTTGGAACTCAATAAAGTCGACTATTTCCTCTGCAGTAAATACTGCAAAGTCTGCAGTATCGTCTGCCTTTAATTCTATGAGATCAAGTATTTCATCGACCATGTCGAATATTCAGTCCACTATTAGAAATGGATTTAATAATGCAGTTAATCATATTAAAAATTTGGCATCTCAAGCTTATACATGGGGAGCCGATATGATTAACGGAATTGCAAGAGGGATTAGAAGTGCGATTAGCAATGTGACATCGGCTGTATCGAATGTAGCATCAACTATTAGGTCCTACCTGCACTTCTCTGTTCCAGATGTTGGCCCACTAACTGATTATGAGTCTTGGATGCCAGACTTTATGGAAGGCTTATCTAAGGGAATCGAAAAAAGCAGAAGATTGGTTCAATCCTCTATGAAAAATGTGGCAAGCGATATGGTTTTAAGTCCCAATATATCATCTCTAGATATTGGAGGACATGATAAAGAATTTGCTGTAAGTGGCATTGATATAGGAAGACAAATATCCGATGCACTTGCAAACATCAATTTAAAATCTGAAAATTCAGGAGATATAGTTATACCAGTTTATCTTGGAGGTACACTCCTTGATGAAGTTATTGTCAATGCATCTATGCGTAAGAATTTAAGAAGTGGAGGGAGGTAATGAAATATCAATCATATTTAATTATTGAAGGAGTAGACCTACCTCTACCAAATTCTTATGATTTGGAGTTTAGAGACATAGAGGCAGATACTGGGGGAGAGACAGAGGCAGGCACTATTCAGAGAGATATTGTTAGAAATAAAGTAGCAAGTATTTCTGTAGGTTTTTCTTGTAGTCCTAAACTTGTAAAGACCTTAAGCAATTTTGCTAACAAGTCTAATCTTAAAGTTAAATTCTTAGATACAGAAACGTTGGAACTAAAAGAGACACAAATGTATATGGACAAGTTTCAAGTCAAATTAATAAAAGATACTTCTTATAAGGGATTGTGGGAAGTATCTTTTTCATTGGAGGAGTATTGATGTATCCAACAAGTGAAGAATATAAAACAGCAATCAAAAAGAATTCTCGTAAATTTTACTGGACGGGAAATATCATCTTAAAAGATGAAACTACTATTCCCTTTACCAATAAAGATATTCTTAAAGGGTCTGGATATATCCATCGTTCTTGCTCTGGATCTTCTGAACTTGAAATAGGTACAGTTTATGCTGGAGAGTTTGGAATTAGTCTTTTTTCAAATATAGATAGGTATTCTTTAGAGGATTCAAAGATAGAACTTTTTTATCATCAAGAATTAGAAAATAAAAAGATAGAAACCATACCAATGGGAATCTTTGATGTCACTGAGGCAAATAGATCTAAGAAGATTTTAGAACTAAAGGGCTATGACTATATGCTTAGGTTTGATAATAACTTCCCAGTTACAGATACCTTTGGCACAGCTTTTGAATTACTAAGTCTTTCATGTGAGAAGTGCAAGGTAGAACTAGGTATGACAGAAGATGAGGTGAAAGCTTTTGTAAATGGTGAGGAAGTCTTAGCAATTTATCAAGACCATGATATAGAAACCTATAGAGACTTTATTCACTATATAGCATCGACCCTTGGTGCTTTTGCTGGGGTTTCTCGTGATGGTAAGTTGGTTTTAAAGAAGTATGCAGAAAGTATATCAACTGAAATTAAAACAAGAGAAAGATTTTCTTCATCTATATCAGATTTCAAAACAAGATATACTGCCATCAACTCAACAAATGCCAAGACTAAAATAGCTGAATATTACTCTTTAGAAAATGATGATGGACTAACTATGAATCTTGGAATAAATCCGTTGATGCAGTTAGGACTTCCAGAAAAAAGAAAAAGAATGTGTGAGGTACTTCTTACTGAAATTTGTAAGATTCATCACACACCTTTTGACATGGTAACTATAGGAGATCCCAGCCTCGATGTAGGAGATAGAATAGCTATTTCTTACGAAGAAGAAAAGATTGAAGGGCTTATTACCGACATTGAATACAAGATAAATGGAAAGCACAGGATTTTAGGAGTTGGTAAGAATCCATATTTATCTAAAGCTAAGAGTAAGAATGATAAGAATATAGTAGGACTGTTAAATCAAATTGAATCTGAAAAATTAGTAGTTCATGCCTATTCTAATTACTCTGCCTTTAATCTTTCTACCACAGACACGCCAATAATTCGTATCGAATTTGCCTCTAATAAGGAAACGGAGGCAATTTTTAATGCCTCTATATTGTTAAATATAATTTGTGATACTGAAGAAAAAACTAGAAAGATATCAAGAAAGGTTAAGAAACAAGTAGAGGTTTTAAATAATGATGGAAAATCCTATGATCCTCCAAAGTTTGAAGAAAAAGAAGAAGTAGAGGAATTAGACTTTATTGAAAACATAGAAATACCAACAAGGTTAGTTATTACCTATGTTTTTAATGATACGAAAATAGAACATCACATTCCAAAGGAAACCTACTTAAGTGGTGACCATATTCTAAATCTTTTTTATCCATTAACTAAACTTCAGGAAAAGACGATGAATAATTTTTCAGTTTTAATACGACTTGAGTCTGGTCAAGCAATGATTGGAAAAGATAATGCTATTGCAGCTATATCTGGTCAATCTTTAGGTTCTACAGAGGCTTGGGATGGAAAGCTTAAAGTTGATGAATCCTGGAAGAGAATAGAACTTAGTCATTCATTCTTGCTTAGAAAATTGAAGGCTGAATACAAAGTTGAAAGTCAAGTCCCAAGATTACTAGTATTTAATGAAAAGGTAGGAAGATTTAAGTACCAAGGATTAATGCTTGGAAAATATAAGGAAGAAATTACTACAGAATTTAAAGATAAGGAGGAAGGAAATGCTCAGGGGTAAATCAGTCATTGAACTAACCGATGTGAGGACAAATACGAAGGAGATATATGAAGATGAAAACTTAATAACCAATGCAGTCCCAGATTTATTAAGACTGAATCCATCAGGTCTTATGTATCCATTAGATAATGGAACAGTTCAGTTTAAAGATGAAATATTTCCCATAGCTAATAAATGTTATGGTGGAATATTATTATTTGAAAATCCTTTGGAGGAGGATCCAAATAAGATAATTGCACCTTCAGACAATCCAATTATTGGTTATGCATCAAATGACGTTAATGATACTGATAATTCCAAAAGAGGATCTGCTAACTTGACGGAATCCAAACCAATAGATAGAGGATATAAATTTGTATGGGACTTTTCAACCTCACAAGGAAACGGAAGGATTTCGTCCTTAGCTTTAACTCATTACAGAGGAGGCAAAAGCTTTTATGGGGACTCTTATGACAGAGAATCAGGAATTCTTATGTTAAACAAGGTTAGTACAAAAACAGACAAAGCTGTTCTATCTTATTATGCAGGTCTTGTTGAAGTAAACTTAAAAGACCAAAGCTTTTATTCTATATGGCCTATGCCCGATAGACGAATTCAAATAGCTAAAATTAGGGAGTCATTTTTTAATTTAGGACTTAATGATACGATTTTAGGTATGCCTACACAAGATGTTGAAGTAAATTACATTAAACCTGAAAAATTTTTCCCTAGTAGATATAGTATGTATTGTTCATTCCATGATGGAGGAGATGGGTATTGGTATGGATTTTCTACTGAATATGAATATAATGATGAAGGCAATGCTGAAATATATACAATAAAGATTAAGAAGGATGATTTTTCGTTTACGGAAGATAAATGGACTTTGGAAAATGTACAACTGATGTATATAGGCCGGTATCCTAGTTCAGAAAATGAAAGTCACTATAGAACGATAGCTAGCATTGTTAGAGACAAATATTTTTATTGCCTAAATTACAATAAAAATGGGATTTACAAAATAAACATCAATAATCCAGTTGATATTACATTAATTAATCTGGAAAGCGAAGTCGATATTTTAAGAGGAGAGTATACAAATCAGTATTTTTACAAATATGGAGATTATGTAGCAACCAGACAGTTTTTAATTGATAAAAATGACAATGCTATTTATACAGCTACTGTAGATATGAAGTTTTTAACTACGCCTTTAATTAACATTGGCCCATTTATGATTGGTTTTGATACAGATTCTGGTTATGGAAATTATACTCTTTATAAACTTCTATTTCTTCATACTCCATATCTAGGAACAATTAATAACCTATCAAGTCCAATATTAAAAACGGCAGATAAGACAATGAAAATAACATATACCTTAACAGAGGAGGAATAAAATGAATAAGTTTTTAGAAATATTAAAAGTATGCTTTACAGCCATTGGAGGATGGTTGGGATTTTATCTTGGAAGTGTAGATGTTTTTATATACACACTACTTGCTTTTGTAATAGCTGACTATTTAACAGGGGTTTTAAGAGCAGGGGTCGAAAGAAAGCTATCCTCATCCATAGGATTTAAAGGGATAGCAAAAAAGATTATGATTTTTATAGTTGTAGGAATAGCGAACCTATGTGATGTAAATTTAATTAAAGGTGATGGAACAATGATAAGAACAGCCATCATCTTTTTTATATAGCAAATGAGGGACTTTCTATACTAGAAAATTCTGTAGCACTAGGCTTGCCAGTACCAGAAAAATTAAAAAGAGTATTGGAACAATTCAAGGAGGAAAAATAAATGAGTAATAGTCCATTAGTACAAGCAACAATTCGCTCACCTAACCATAGTGGAAGAAGGAATCAAAAGATTACTAAAATAGCTATACACCATGCAGCTGGAGTTATAAATGGTAGAAATCTTGCAGGCATATTTGTGCCAAGGTCAAGACGTGCATCAGCTAACTACAATTTAGGATCCGATGGAGTAATTGTTTTAGGTGTTGATGAATCTAACAGAGCGTGGACAACCTCATCTTCCTGGTGTGACAATAGAGCGGTAACAATAGAAGTAGGGAACTCTACGAGAGGAGCTCAATGGTTAGTTTCTGATTACGTTTTAAATAGGCTAATTGATTTAGTAACAGACATCTGTAGGAGAAATGGAATCTATCCTTGTACCTACACTGGAGGTAAGGATGGTGTTCTTCAAAAACATGAGTGGTATAAAAATACAAATTGTCCTGGTCCATATCTAGGAAGTAAGTTCCCATATATAGCAAACGAGGTCAATAAAAGGCTAAGAGGCAATAATACTGTTAGTAAACCAACAGGTGGACTATATAGAGTTAGAAAATCCTGGTCTGATGTTAATAGCCAGAAAGGTGCATTTAGAAATCTAGATAATGCTAAAAGATGTGCTGATAGATTCAGATTAAAAGTATTCGATGCTAATGGCAAGATAATTTACCCAGTTGGAAAGACAATCGATGAGTTAGCAAAAGAAGTTATAAGTGGAAAATGGGGTAATGGAGAAGAAAGAAAAAGAAGGTTAACTAATGCTGGATATGATTATTATGCTGTTCAAAAAAGAGTGAATCAATTAATTTAATATATAAAGTTAGAGGAATCAATTCTTATTTTTTATTATAGGCAACAATTGTTGACAATGCCGTTTTACTAACTTAAAATATTAAGGAATACATTAAAAATTAGAAAGAGGTAATTAAGCTAAGTGGGTAATAATATAAAGAGGATTAGAAAACAAAAGGGCATGACACAAGGTGATTTATCAGAAATGGTAGGCGTTACTAGACAATATATAAGTGATGTGGAGAATCTAAAAAAAATACCATCAGTCAAGATTGCGTTTGATATTTCAAAAGCACTTGGAACCAATATATACAAATTATTTTATTATTTAGGCTAATATTATATAAGATAATATTTATCCTGGAGTTAAGTTATATACATCTAGTATAAATAGGTCAGTTATGTCTTATTTAGTTTAAATTAATCACGATTAAAAATATATATATCCATTAAATTCTCTAGATTATTTTGAGTATTTAGTGAAATAAATTAAAAACTCATATTAATCTCCGTACAATTATGAAAATTTCACAGAGATTAATATGAGTTTTTACTTTTTAATGGTGTTACGTTTAATTTTGAATCTATCAGATAATATTGATTTAGAAATTAATGAAGTTCACATATTTTTATTATTTATTTTTATAATCTGGTTTATTCAAAAATTAATTAGATAATACTAAAAACTACTATTGATTAAAATAGATTGTTTGGTGTATAATTATGTCAACAATAGATGACAAACATTATGTGTCTTAGGAGGTTTTTCATGTGTAGAAATAATTTAATTCAAATTATTAATAAGGAAATGAATGATAATAAAGCAAAATTAGTTTTAAGCTGAGATTTTTTTAGAAGTTTAGCGTATAAAAGGCAGTTCTGTTTAGTTGATACACCCATATTTTGAGGAGGTTACTTTTGGAAATTACAGGAACTAAAGTATTAAAAAAATATCAAATAAGTCTATAATAAAGTCTGTTGACTTTAGTTTTAAAGAAGGGGTTAATGGGTTAATAGGAGCGAACGGTGCTGGAAAAACTACATTAATGAGGTTAATTACAAAATATTACAAATTATCATCTGGAGAAATAAGAATCAACTTAGAAAATGATACTAATTTATTCGATAATGAAACGATGTATTATGATAATTTAGGATATTTACCACAGGATTTTAGAGGGATTAGTGAGTTTACCGTAACCGAATTTTTAAATTATATGAAAAGGGCAAAAAATTTTTCTAATAAAAATAATACTGTTCTAGAAGATTTAGTTTATATATTATCTCTTGATAAATTTTTAAAATATAAATTAAAAAATTTGTCAGGTGGAACTTTAAGAAGAGTTGGAGTTTTGCAAGCTCTAATAAACAATCCAAAAATATTAATTCTTGATGAGCCAACGGCGGGGTTAGATCCAAGTGAACGAATTAGTTTAAAGAATTATTTAAATGATATAGCTGAAAATAGAATAATCATTGTTTCAACTCATATAATACAAGACATAGAAGACATTGCTAGTAATGTAGTAATCATAGATTCCGGCAGAGTTGTTTTAAATGAATGTGTGAATAAGGTTGTAAGTTCTATGAACGGAAAGACCTGGAGGGTTAAAACAGATGCTAAAACATTGCAGGTTCTTAGAGACAAATATCCGATAAGAAAAATTAAAGAAGATGAAAGTGGGTTTTATGAAGTAGTTTTATTATCTGAATCAAAGCCGATAGATAATTCAATAAAAATCAACGCAAATCTTGAAGATGTTTACTTGTATTACTCAAAAAAAAGGATGATAGTTATGAATTTTGAATTTAGAAAACTATATAGAAACAAGCTATTTAAAATTTCAATTTTTTTGATCTTAATTTACATAGCTGTAATTTCTTTTAAAAACATAAATGCGAGAAATTATTATGTATATAGAAATGATGGTTTAAGTTATTTGACAGGATTATCAGCGACGAAAGCTGAAAAAAAGATAGAAGTTCGATATATGGCAAATTTATTGATAAAGAATTTTTAAGCAAATATCTTTCTATACACAAAGATGTAATTAGTGGGAAATATGATAATTTAGATGATACATCAAGATATGCTAAGTATGAACAAAAATATAATGATATTATGATTTTAATAGCAAAGTCTTATGCTCCTTTTAATTCTTTTGATCTCAATATAGCTGATACCCTTTCTTTTGATGATCTTGATACATTTTATACTAATAGAAAAGCTAAGCTTAATACCTATTTAGATAAAACAGAATTTAAAAATTATCAATTTACCGATGGAGAAAAAAATTTTTTATTAGAAGAAAATGACAAATTAAAAACACCGTTAGAATACACTTATTACAAGGGGTGGGAGATTTTATTGAGCGATTTCTTTATAAGCTCAATATTGTTTGCCATATTTAGTAATGTAGTGGTTTCCAATATCTTTACAATGGATTATTCAAATAATATGAATGAAATTTTATTTGCTACAAGAGATAAAAAAAGACTAATAAAAAATAAGATTAAAGCAGGTATATGGACAGGCACTTTGATGTTTTTATTACCGCATTTAATCTATGCTTTTATAATTCTTTTATCATTTGGAATAGATGGATTTAATGCACCAATACAATTATATCAAGCGTATTGGAATAGCGTGTATAATTTGACTTTTCTACAGGCTTATTTGTTAATTTTGATGCTAGGAGTTTTAATAACAGTTATATCAATTATAGTAAATATGATTGTTTCTATAATATCAAAAAAATCATTAATCTCAGTTTCGATAGTTTTAGCACTTAACTTTATCCCTTTAGTCTTATATGAAGCGGCAGGTAGAGTTCTAAAGAAAATATTATCTGTATCAATGATAAATTTATACAACGGGGAGTCTTTATTGATAAATTACAGGCCTATATTTAGGATTTTTAATATCCATATATTGCAAGCATATGCAATGGTGCCGATATGTTTAGTAATAATAATTATTTTTAGTATTATATTAAATATCCTTGCTATAAGAAATTATGAAAATTATAAATAATCATATGCTTATACAGAAATTAAAGTAGTTATTTATAAAGGCTGGTGGAATTCAGATACAATAACATATTACACAATAAAACCAAACTCTAGTAAAGTATTTAAAGTTTCATCAAGATATGGAACGCAAGATTGTACTGGTGGAAATCATTGTTATGGAGAGCATAATTTTACAGTATCTGTTTATAGCGTTCAAGGTCCTGTTTCATTTCATGGAAGAGCAAGAGTATATTATTAGATTATATACTTAAATATAGTGTTATGAAGAAAATGTTAAAGAAGCATCAAGTAATAATATTCTTCGGAATGTTATTACTTTTAAAGGGTGTAGCTTATTATTCAGAAGACATCGTACAATTTTTTAAACTTAATATAGCAAGTGAAGTAAATAAAAGACTAAGAGGCAATAAGACTGTTAGCAAACCAAAAAGTGGATTATATAGAGTTAGAAAATCCTGGTCTGATGTTAAAAGCCAGAAGGGGGCATTTAAGAATCTAGATAATGCAAAAAGATGTGCCGATAGATTTGGATTAAAGGTATTTGATGCTAATGGCAAGATAGTATATCCAGTTGGAAAGACAATAGACCAATTAGCAGGAGAGGTTATAAGTGGAAAATGGGGGAATGGAGAGGAAAGAAAAAGAAGATTAACTGATGCTGGATTTAATTATTATGCTATTCAGAAAAGAGTGAACCAACTATTATAA